TAGCCCCACTGTTCGTCCATTTCCGCGCAGACGATGACGTCACTGCCCGGCTGTATGCGCGAGGTTACCGACTGCGGCCTGAGTTTTTTAAGTGACGTAAAATCGTGTTGAGGCCAACGCCCATAATGCGGGCAGTTGCCCGGCATCCAACGCCATTCATGGCCATATCAATGATTTTCTGGTGCGTACCGGGTTGAGAAGCAGTGTAAGTGAACTGCAGTTGCCATGTTTTACGGCAGTGAGAGCAGAGATAGCGCTGATGTCCGGCGGTGCTTTTGCCGTTACGCACCACCCCGTCAGTAGCTGAACAGGAGGGACAGCTGATAGAAACAGAAGCCACTGGAGCACCTCAAAAACACCATCATACACTAAATCAGTAAGTTGGCAGCATCACCTCCCTGCCGGGAGGAATAATGGCATTTAAACACTATGACGTGGTCAGGGCATCATCGCCGTCAGACCTCGCAGGAAAACTGACGCAAAAACTGAAGGAAGGCTGGCAACCCTATGGTAGTCCGATTATCTCAAACGCGGGTTATGGTGCTGAATTTATCCAGGCTATAGTCGCTGAAGGGGATATGACCTCTCCGGTAGTTTCACCGGGGGGAGATGGTACCCGGACTGTTGTTGTTGAACCAGAATATTACTTTGTCATTGCGCTGGCCGGACAGTCAAACGGCATGGCGTATGGTGAAGGCCTGCCGCTGCCGGAGACATATGACCGTCCGGACCCGCGTATTAAACAGCTGGCGCGTCGCAGTACGGTGACACCGGGTGGTGCGGCCTGTGCATATAACGACATCATTCCGGCGGACCACTGCCTGCATGATGTGCAGGATTTGAGCCGTTTTTCTCATCCGAAAGCCAGCGCAGAGCAGTATGGGTGTGTCGGACAGGGATTGCATATTGCCAAAAAGCTGTTGCCCTTTATGCCGGAAAATGCGGGTATTTTGTTAGTGCCGTGCTGTCGTGGTGGCTCTGCGTTTACAGCCGGTGCTGACGGAACGTTCAGTGAAAGTTCAGGAGCGTCGGATAAATCTGAACGATGGGGCGTTGATAAGCCGTTGTATAAAGACCTGCTGACACGCACTCAGGCCGCGCTGAAGGCAAACCCCAAAAACATACTGCTTTGTGTTGTCTGGATGCAGGGCGAGTTTGATTTAAAACAGGGAGCGTACGCCAGTCAGCCCGCCATGTTTGATGCCATGGTGGAAAAATACCGTTCTGACCTGGCGGGAGTATCCGGTCAGTGCGCTGGTGCTTCTCCTTCTCTGGTGCCCTGGATTTGTGGTGACACGACGTACTACTGGAAGGAGACGTATTCAGCGCAATACGATGCCGTCTATGGCGCATACAAAACCAAAGCCGGTAAAAATATCTTCTTTGTGCCGTTTATGATGGATGACAATGGTCAGAAAGTCGGGACCAATGAACCGTCAGAAGACCCGGATATTCCGGCTATCGGGTATTATGGTTCCGGTGGACGAACGGATGCGAAGAGCTGGACAACATCCGATCGTAAAACCCACTTTGGTTCATGGGCGCGTCGCGGAATTATTTCCGACCGTCTGGCAACAGCCATTCTTCTGCATGTGGGCAGAGTGGCAGATTTTGTTTCCGGGAAAGTGACAAAAGCCGCGGTTTCTTCAGGCGGAGGCGTATCGCAACCAGCACAGGAGAGTGGCGATACTCAGCCTGAATCCGTTGTCCCGACAAAGATACAGTCAGTGCTGGCTTATGATGCGAATGCGGAAAATGCCGATCTGGCTTCGCAGGGCTGGACGCTGACAGATGTCAAAAACACGCTGGTCAGTGACAGTGGTTCAGGTAAAAAAGCCCTTCGTCTTGAAAAACCAGAAAATGGTCTTGCACAGAAAAAGACCTGGAAAGTATCGCACGCAATTGATGCCGGTAAGGGGAAGGAGCTGTTCGATAACGGCGGTGAAATCACGCTGCGCTTTAAAATCCCCGATGATGTATCTCTCAATGCTTCTGCAAATCAATATTCTGCGGGTATTTACTGGCGCGGTAGTGGATGGCCGGGAGCGGAATCAGAGGAGGGTTATATTGCGGCCTTCTATCTGCAGACTGATAAAACAAACATCAATGTGATGTATCATGCAAACACCACATCACAGCGGCTTGGTAGTTATGGTCCGTTCGATCACGACTGGCACACGCTGACTTTCCGCTTCCCGGGTGGTGGCTCGCTGAACGTCACGCCGGTGCTTGATAATGCAGCAGGAAAACCGTTTACGCTGACCAGATGGACGAATGCAGCCTTTGAGGCCAACGCGCTGGCAATTACGGATATTACCGGAAATGCGGCAACTTACCCTGTGCTGATTGAAAGTCTTACTGTTGGTGTGAATGCCGTAGCAGCATAACAGACGAAAAAAAACCGCCAGCAACAGGAATGGAGACTGGCGGAGGTAATCCCAATGGAGAATCTAACGAAAGGATGCTTTCGACATCAATCATTTCTAAATGAAAACAGTTCTCATTGTCAACAGTAACGGTAATAAACCATGACATTCATCAACCAGTTAATGCTGTACTTCTGTACGGTGGTCTGTGTGTTGTATCTTCTTTCAGGTGGATACAGGGCAGTACGCGACTTCTGGCGCAGACAGATTGACAAAAGGGCCGCTGAGAAAATCAGCGCCACTCAGTCAGCCGGAGCAAAAACAGAAGCCCCACTCATTCCGGAACAACCTTCTTAATAACCCCTTTCAACGAGAAAATCTCATGACAGATATAAAACAACTGGTCACTACTGAGGCAGTGAAGGAAGTCATTCGCTCTGAAGAAGTCAGAAGCGTCCTGAAACAAAAACTCCGCCAGAATCTGGAAGAGCGTCTTGATGCAGAAGTGGATTCAATTCTGGATGAATTGCTTGGTGCACAGCCGGAACCATCCCCGGAACTGCTTCCGGAACCACAGGCGGAAGATGTCACCACGGAAAATGGTGATATTCAGCCGGAGTCACCGGTGACGGATATGACAGACACACAACCCGAACCGGGCACAATGCTGTAACGGCGGGGCAGGGCCATCAGTAAAACACTGATGGCCTTTTTTATTTCCGGTAGCACAGGTCTGTCGGGGCGGGGATATGTATCAGATGGAAAAAATATCAACGGGCATAGCCTATGGTACTTCTGCGGGCAGTGCGGGTTACTGGTTTCTACAGTGGTTGGATCAGGTTACTCCGTCACAGTGGGCTGCTATCGGGGTTTTGGGGAGCCTGTGTCTGGGGTTCCTGACATACCTGACGAATCTGTATTTCAAGATTAAAGAAGACCGGCGCAAAGCTGCGCGGGGAGAGTAAGCTGATGAGCAGGAAACTCCACTATGGTTTATCGGTAGCCGTTCTGGCGCTGATTGCCACAGGTGCTTCTGCGCCTGAAATCCTCGACCAGTTTCTTGACGAAAAAGAAGGTAACCACACCACGGCATACCGTGATGGTGCGGGGATCTGGACCATCTGCCGTGGTGCCATCATGGTGGATGGCAAACCTGTCGTCCCGGGCATGAAGTTGTCGAAGGAAAAATGCGCTCAGGTTAATGCCATTGAACGTGATAAGGCGCTGGCATGGGTGGAGAAAAACATCAAATTGCCACTGACTGAACCGCAGAAAGCGGGCATCGCGTCATTCTGTCCGTACAACATCGGGCCTTCGAAATGCTTCACCTCAACGTTTTACCGGAAACTGAACGCCGGAGACCGGAAAGGTGCATGTGCTGAAATCCGCCGATGGATATATGACGGCGGCAGGGACTGTCGGAATCGCTCAAATAACTGTTACGGGCAGGTATCGCGGCGTGACCAGGAGAGCGCGCTGGCGTGCTGGGGAATTGACAGATAAGCAGAATATTTTGCTGAAAAATGCGGTTTGCTCACACGGACGGATAACACGAAATCCTGCGAACTGACAAAAACTAAGTGAATAAAAGTAAAAACCCCGTTTGTTGGCTGCAAGCGGGGTTTTGTGTTTCTGACCTTGGATAAGGCAAGGGAGAACATGGAAAAGTATAAACGAATTCTGTTGAGGTTGACTATGAAAAACGGCCTTGAACTGAAAGC